ACAAGATGAAATTAGAGAAGAAATTGGATTAGCACCTTTAGATGTTGAAGAAGAAACTTTAGACTTTGCAAAAGTTGGAATGATAGACGGAAAGCCTGTTTTTGATACTATAGAAGAAGCCTTAGCGAGTTCTAAGACTTTAGGGTGTGAAGGGTACCATACGCACGAATATGAAGGTAAAACGGTTTATATGGCTTGTGAAGGGCATACAGAAGCTACTGACTTAAAGAAATGTGACTGTAAAAAGTCTGATAGTGATTTTACTGAATTAGAAAGTTTCATAGCTGACTTTGGAGAAGATATTCCTGAAGATTGGGAAATAGTAGATGAAGAAAATGCAAATGATGAACACGAAGATTTTGACTTTGAAACGGAACTTAATAATATAGCTAATGGCAAAACAGAACTAGCATCAACAGGAACTGCAAGACCTAATTCAAGAAGTGTACAAGATGGTGTAAATAAATCTTATAATGACTATTACAAAGTAAGATATATGTACACTAAAGATAATGCTTTAAGTCAAGAAGGTGAAACTAGGGAATTTTGCAATTTAATGATGTCAGCTAAAAAAGTTTATAGGAAGGAAGATTTGTTAGCTTTAACAAATAAACCTGTAAATAAAGGTTGGGGACCAAAAGGAAGAAGTGCTACATACTCAATTTGGCTTTTTAAGGGCGGCGGCAACTGCCACCATTACTTCAAAAGAATTGTTTACAAGACATCATTAAGAAATGCTAAGTCTAATATTAAAAGCAGTCAAATAATATCAGATGTAAAAGCTATTAGCGAAGGATTTACTTTAAAAAGAAATAGTGGGTTAGTAGCTAAAGCACCAAAAAGAATGAAAAATAACGGATTTTTAGAACCAAGATAATTATGAGCTATGTACTATTTATATCAGAAGCGAAGCTAAAGGATAGCACCGCAATCAATCTTAACGTAGACGTGGATATCTTACTTCCGTTCGTTCGTGAAGCACAGAAAATCTATGTTGAAACAGCTTTAGGCACAGACCTTAACAACAAATTGAAAGACTTAATTGTAGCAGGAACAGTAGGAAATGTAGGAAATGAAGCCTATAAGACTTTACTAGATGACTACATAGGCGATATGTTACCCTCATATTCTCTGTACCACGCTTTTAATTACCTTAGGCACAAAGTAGAGAATGGAAACATCTATTCTAAAACCTCCGAAACCGGAAATGCCTTAAGTACGGAAGAAGCTCAAAGCTTTAGGGAAGAAATTTTAAATACGGGTAGCTACTATCGTGAAAGGCTAATAGATTACATCCGTAATAATACTGCAAGTTTTCCTGAATACTCTACAAATACGGGTGCTGACGTCAATCCGTCAATTGAAAATTATTACTCGAATATGAACCTTGAAAGACCAAGACAAGGAACTAAACTTACTTTGAGAAACTTTCTAAATGCTTCTGATTAAATGAAAAAAAATTACAAGACAAAACCAATTAACATAACAAAATTAAAGACATACTTAAAAGATGCCAATAAAACAGATAGCAAAGGAAACAATAGAAGTAGTGGGAGTGAACGCAACAATACTAAGCGTAACGACCTTCACAAATATTGAGGTAGCTTTAAAGATAATCTTATTATTAGTTTCTATAATTTATACAATAGACAAGTGGTGGTTTCACAAAAAGAATAGATGATGCCTAAGAAAAGAAAACTAAACAGCTTGAATCCTAAGTACATAACTAAAATTACAGAAGATGTTAAAGTGCATAAAGTTTTTATTAAAGAAGTTAAAGGCGTTAAAATCTATGCCACCTACTCAATCTAATTTGACTTCGATCAATCTTCTTCTTATTAGAGATACATTCTCAGATAAGTCTACACTAGGTGAGCTTTTTATAAATGGTGAAAGATTTTGTGATACATTAGAAAACCCTTGGATAAATAACAAAAAGAATGTAAGTTGTATTCCAAGAGGTGAATACAAAGTAAGACTTAGACTAGCAAGAGAATCAGCAACAAGGGATTATTTACATTTGCTTGTGCAAGATGTAGAAAATAGAAGTTATATCTTATTTCACAGAGGAAATTACCCTAAAGATACAAGCGGCTGCATACTAGTAGGCTTAGGAAGTGAACAGGACGTTGTTTATAACTCAACCTTAGCTATGGACTTAGTTATGAAAGAAATACTTAATTTAGGCGGCGAAAACATTAACTTAATAATCAAAAATAAATAATTATGAAAAAGTTTTTTCAAAAGTACCTTATCGGACAGATGTTGAAGTCTAAGAAATTTTGGTACGCAATCAGTTCAGTAGTAGTTCCTGCTCTTGTAACTTATTTAGGAGTGGATGAAAATACTGCAACAGAATTGTATCACGCTATCCTCGTACTTATCGTTGGACAAGGAATTGCTGACGTTGCTAAAAAGTAACAGATACAGATTAAAACCTCACGAGGTAGCTGCTTTACAGAAGCTGAGGGAATCAGAAACTAGGAACGTCTTAGTTATTGGTGACCTACACGAACCCTTCTGTCTTGATAGCTACCTTGATTGGTGTTTAAAACAATACGATACCTTTAATTGTACAGAGGTCATCTTTATAGGTGATGTAATAGACAATCACTATTCAAGCTACCACGAAACCTCTGCGGATGGAATGGGTGGCTTAGAGGAGCTAGAATTAGCTATTAAGCGTATTGCACGTTGGCGTGATGCTTTCCCTAAAGCAACTGTACTTATTGGAAACCACGATAGACTGATAATGCGTAAGGCTCAGACTTCAGCAATCCCTTCTAAATGGATTAAGTCTTATAAAGAAGTATTAGAAACTCCTGATTGGAACTTTGTAGAACGCTACACTTTAGATGACGTTCAATATATACACGGAGAAGGAGGTACTGCTTCAACTAAGTGTAGAGCTGATATGATGAACACAGTACAAGGACATTTACATACTCAATGTTATGTTCAGAATTTTGTAGGACAGAACTTCAGAATCTTTGGTGTTCAGGTTGGTTGTGGAATTGACCACGAAAGTTACGCAATGGCTTATGCTAAATACGGCAAGAAACCTGCTGTCGGCTGTGTAGTTGTGCTAAATAACGGTAAAACTCCCATCAATTTGTTAATGCCTTTGTAGGTTTTAACCCCTTTTTATACCCTTTTTCAATCTTTCTTTAAATTTATTTTAGTATCATTTACTAGATAAGGAATAACTATTTTTAACCTTTTCTGTTAAAAAGTTAGTTTAAAAGTCTGTTAATTAAATAAAAGGTTTATCTTTGCTTCATAATAATTAAAGAAATAAACAAAATGAAAAATTTAATCAAAACACTTTTAGGAATGGCAGGACTTTACGGCTGCTTATATTTACTGCTAGGTACTCTTACTTTAGTAGAACTTTTTTTAGGACTAAGATAATGAAATTCAAATTAAAAGACGCAAACACTAAGCAGGAAGCTATTATAAGCCTGCTAGATGTACAAACCAATAAGCCTGAGCTATTGCCTAACAATACAGCATTAACTGAGGACGGACTTAATCTATTGCCTTTTCAATTGGTTAGAGATTTATATGTAAAAGTAAAAGATACTTATTACAATTCACTTGACTTTAATAATAAATTTTAATATGACAATACAAGACGCAGAATACCTAGAATTTTCTAGTTATGTAGATTATAACAAGCCTTGCTACTCAAAGTTTATGGGTTACCAATTAGACAACAAAAAAGTCTTAGCTGAAGAATGGTTGCTAAAACCTCAGTTCAGTCCTGTAAGCTTGAAAAATTATGATAGAAAATCAGGACATTTCAATAATGACTTAGTAAAAAACAGCAGGTCGTTAATAGTAATAGGAACAGAACTTCAGGTGTACAGAAAGTTTGAAGAAATGCTAAAGACTTACGGTTGGCAACAAAAGGACTCTTGGAATGTTGAGTTAAAGCCTGAGCATTTAAAACACTATAAAGAAAACAATAATTCACCAACACTAATAAATTTAATATAATGCCAATACAAATGCCAATAGAAATTAAAGATGAACTAATAGACAAAAGAATGAATGATATAAATACATTCCAAGCACACGAAAATGAAATCTATTTACGAGGTACAGATGAATATGGAAATGACTTTCAAATCTGTTTTGATTCTTACAACTTCTTAGAATGGATAGACTCAGAA